TAGTTCACTGGCATCAGAATACGGAGTGACAGAAGGAGCTATCAGAAAGAAGTATGGTACGAAAAAAAAACAAGCAAAAGAATTAGCAAATCAAATAGTTGGAGTTGAGACAGAATTAAACAAGTACGATTTTGGTACGAAATGCCTTGCTCGTACCTTCGCTGATAAGATGCTTGCACTGCAAGAGCTTGCTGGAGACATTGCTTACTCAGGGATGAGAACAGCAAAGCGTATCAGCGAGGCGGCAAAAACGAAGGCTGAGAAATTGACCGATGAAGAGCTTCACGATCCAGATACGATGCGCGCATTGATGGCATCTGGAATTGCTGCGAACACTCATGCAAAGACTGGCATGGATATTCTGACGCTGGCATCAAAACCAAATGCTTTAAAGACACCCGAAGATGAAGCAAAGATTACCCGTATAGAGCGAGTAATTGTAAACGGGACGATCATCAATCAATGAGCACGTTGCAAATTCACACTGCGCCAGTTTTTGAGCCGTTACTTCAGCCGGCGCGTTACAAGGGGGCGGTGGGAGGTCGTGGAAGTGGCAAGAGTTACTTCTTCGGCGAGGCGATGATCGAGGCGCATATTATCGGCAGGACAGATTCTATCTGCTTGCGAGAGATACAGAAGAGTCTACAATTTTCATCTAAAAAGTTGCTCGAACAATCAATCGTGAAAATGAATGCTGGCGATTACTTCGATGTGCAAGACCAAGTTATCAAAGCCAAGAATGGCGGAATCATCGTATTCCAGGGTATGCAAGACCATACCGCTGATTCCATCAAGTCAATGGAAGGATTCGACCGGGCGTGGTTCGAAGAGGCGCAGAACGCTAGTCAGCGCAGTTTAGATCTATTGCGCCCAACCATCCGTAAAGCTGGTTCAGAATTGTGGTTTAGTTGGAATCCATTTAAGGAAGATGACCCGATAGAGAAGCTACTCCGTGGTGATAATGTGCCAGAAGGAGCGATTATTGTTGAGGCGAATTGGAATGATAACCCGTGGCTGACAGAGGAGTTAAAGTCAGAAATGGAGATTGACCAAAAAAACGACCCGGATAAATTCGCGTGGGTGTGGGGAGGCTCATTCCTGAAGAACACAGAGGGAGATTACTACAAAGCTGAATTGGCGACGGTTCGCGCTCAAGGCCGTATATGCAAAATTCCTAATCTTGATATGCCTGTTAACACTTTCTGGGACATTGGGAACTCAGACGGCTGCGCAGTATGGTTTCATCAGCAGGTTGGGCTGGAAGATCGTTTTATAGGGTACTATGAGGCGCATGGACAGACGCTTGCGCACTATGCTAAAGAGTTGCAGAATCGCGGCTATATCTACAATAAACACTTCATGCCACATGATGCAGATCACCAGAGATTGAGTGATACGAACAAATCAGTAAAACAAATGATGCAGGATTTAGGGCTGCAAAATGTTAAAATTATCCCTGTTATTTCCAGTCTGAATACGGGCATCCAGCAGACGCGAAAACATTTTGCATCATGCTATTTTGACATTGATGTAAACGGTAGCAAAGTAAATCCAGAGCTTGGAAATGGCTGCAAGTTTGGATTGACTCGGTTAGACAACTATCGGAAGAAATTCAGCGCAAGAGATAACAGGTGGATAGATGAGCCGAACAAGGCAAATGGCTGCAGCGAAGGAGCTGATGCTTTCCGGCAATTCGCACAAGCGAAAGAGTCAGGTCTGATAACCATAGGCGGACGAACAAAGTTCAACCACGGCGACAAAGCAGACGTACATAACCAATTTGGAGGAGTAGGGGCATGGATGGCATAGATGTTAATGATAGATTACCAACTGATATGGAGTTTGTTTTAGTTGATATTGGTTATCGTCCATATATTCATGGAATACTAGCAAATTATCATGAATCAAGAGGATGGCAATTAGAAGATGGTTCGCCTATAACCGTAAATATATGGTATGAAAATAGACCGAGAGATGGAAGGATTGAGTAATGATTCAAAAAGATGACGCTGCTAAGCATGAAAAAGCGATTTTAGACATCCACGAAGTTGCAATGAGGATAAAAGATATCCCGACTCCATCCAGCGATATGCTAAAAGATGTTCTGTATGGTGGACTATCAATCAGTCCGACAAGATGCGAGCTTATCGAGGCATTGCGTGAGGCAATCGAAGAAGCTGATTGCTGGTTTGATTCTGATGATGATAGCTATCAATTGAATCCTAAACTTGATAAATACAGGTGGATGATAAAATGAGTAATGATTTCTTATTTTCAGACTATCGCCCTTTGATGAGAAGGATATTAAAAGATAGATTGTTATTCGTCCGCAACGGATATAAAGATTATTCATTCGGAATGAAAATTACTACGGTTCGCGCATATAGAATTCATATTCTTTGCGGAAGAATGGAATATATTTTGGCTTGGAGGAGAAAATGATAATTACTATCAAATCGAGTAAGATTTCTATGTATATCGTTTTATGGAATTATTACGACCCTTTTATTGATGAAGTTATTACTCCCACATGGAGAGCCATGATATTTGGAAAGATATATGGGAACTCAAGATATAACAGGAATGGTGAATTAAAATGATAACAACCGATGATATTCGCCACGCATACATTCGATTGCACGGCCTGAATCAAAACTCAATCAAGGAATATGAGCGTCTAGGATTGCTCACAGCAGATCAATACAGCGAAGAGCTGCTATCCCTGCCGATTGATGAGTTCATGATTGCCGCTGGCTTTGTAGCTGATGTGACACCAGATGATGCGCCATATAAGATTGAACCGAAGCGCGCATATACCAAGAAGGTGAAGTAATGAAATGGGAAGGTATTATTATCTGGGCAGGAATATTGACACTGCATTATTTCAAAGTGATAAGCGCTGATGCGGCTACGATCAGTTACTTGCTGGTTATGATTTACGACCGGATGAAGGATGGCAAAGAATGAAAACAGGCACAATCACACTTGGCAATGCGTCTCTGCATCTAGGCTACTCCGGTATCGTCGCACCGAATAAGCGCGGCCTATTGCGTGAGATTACCGATTTCCATGTACCAGAAGAATTCCGCGGCAAGGGCGAGGGCGATATGCTGCTTGCTGATGTATGCAAAGAAGCTGATGACAGCAATATCATCCTGATGCTGAAAGCCGACACAAAGCGACTACAATCGTTCTATGCACGTCATGGCTTTGTGACAATACAAGATGATGCTGATATACTCATGGCGCGACAACCAAAAGTTTAAAATACAGATGACCAGTAGCCAAGTGGTAAGGCAACGGGTTTTGATCCCGTGATACTCAGGTTCGAATCCTGACTGGTCTGCCAGATTCACAGAGTAACACCCCTAATCTAACGACGTGAGTCGCTGAGAGGATTTAATGATAATAATTTTTATGGGGTGCTTAAATGAATAAGTCACTAGAGATTCCACGAAAAGATATTCTTTCAGTAAAATTGCATGGTGACGTTTGGTCTCATCATGGCGTATTTGTAAATGATATAAAAGACCTGATAAGGATATTTGACTATCCTGGCGGTGAAATTGTAGTTGACAAACAGAATGTAGAAATTTTGTAACGTTGCTGTAAATTCAAGTTTTACCCCTATTCCAACGCAGTGATGCGCCGAAAGGTTTCAATGAGTGAAGAGCAAGTAATATCAGACGAGTACGATGAAGAGGAAAGCATTGTAGTTGAAGCGCGAGAGAGGTTCCTTCGTGCTGAAAAAGCTTATTCTGCTAACCGTCATCTTGCTGTTGATGATACTAAGTTTGCAATGGGCGATAGCGATAACGGATGGCAATGGCCTGATGAAGTCCGCAAACAGCGCCAATTCGATAAGCGCGTATGTCTTACCGTTAATCACACCGCCCAGCATTGCAATCAGATTGTAAATGCTATCCGTCAGAATCGCCCATCTTGCCGAGTCCTCCCTGTAGATGATTATGCAGACAAAAAGACTGCTGAAATTCTCGCCGGGCTTATACGCAATATCCAAGCAAGCAGCGCCGCTGATGACGCGCATGACCTAGCCGCTGAACATGCTGTAATCGGTGGCGAAGGTTACTGGCGCATTGTGACTGAGTATGAGTCTGATACCAGCTTTGACCAAGTTATCAAGATCAAGTCATGCCCTAATCCTCAGCTTGTCTACATTGACCCTGATTGCAAAGAGTTAGACCGATCTGACGCTGAGTGGGGCTTCATCTTCGAGGACATCAACAAAGAAACATTCAAGCGTGACCATCCAGACATTGACGCATCGAGCTGGCAGCCAGGCAAGACGCATTGGGTGACTGAGGACACATTCAGACGTGCTGAGTATTTCTATTGCAACTATGTAAAAGATACTGCGCTATTACTGGCTGATGGTTCGTCTGTGCTAGAAAGCAATCTTCCCGAAGGCGTAACTCGCGAAGGTGATAATCTGCATCGTGATACTGGCGAGACTATCGCGATTATCAACGAACGCGAAACATCTATCCGTAAATGGAGGTGGTGCAAGTTGGTCGGTGGCCATGATGAGCCGATTGACGAAACTGATTGGCCTGGTTGCTATCTGCCTATCATCGCTGACATTGGCAAAGAGCTAAATGTTAATGGTGAAATTATCCGCAAGGGTATGGTCAGAGACATTAAAGACTCGGCGCGGATGGTTAACTATTCTTTCAGTGAGGCTGTTCAGACGCTTGCATTACAGAATAAAGTTCCATACATGGCGGCTCAAGAATCCATTGAAGGATTCGAGTCTATTTGGGGAGCAGCTAACCTTGAGAATAGGGCTTACTTGCCGTTTAATGCTATATCTGAGGATGGAACGGCATTGCCTATGCCACAGCGCCAGCCAGCCGCAGTAATCCCCACAGCACAAATTCAGATGCTTCAGCTATCTACTGAAGAAATGCGCGGCGCTTCAGGCCAACAGAATGCAAACTTCGGTATCAAATCTGAGGCATCATCGGGTATCGGGATAGAGCGATTACGGCAACAAGGAGATGTCGCTACTTACCACTTTCCTGATAATCACGCCCGCGCTTTGCGATATGAAGCAAAAGTATTGATTGATTTGATTCAGAAGGTTTATGACACGCGCCGAGTGGTTCGGGTGCTTGGCCTTGATGGTCAGCATACACAAGCTACGCTCGACCCTGCGCATCCTCAGCCATACAGCGAACAGCCGCAGTTCAACGATGAAGAGATAAAAAAGATATTCAATCCATCCATCGGTCAATATGATGTAACGATTGATACCGGCCCGTCATTCCAGACGCAACGTCAAGAAGCATTCGCATCGTTAACTGACTTGGCTGGAAGAAGTCCTGCTCTGATGCAGATTGCTGGCGATATTATCATGCGCGCTGCTGACTTCCCCATGGCGGAACAATTGGCTGATCGTATGGCGAAGGCATTGCCTCCTGCCTTGCAAGATCAAAAGGGCGGTGACGCTGGCAAGCTACAACAGGCATCGCAAGCAGTTCAGCAAGCACAGCAGCAGATTCAGCAGATGCAGCAACAAATGCAAGAGATGCAGACGAAGTTGCAGCAAGCAGAAACAGGACAGGCAAAAGTACAGGCTGAGATTCAAGGTAAGATTGAAATCTCTAAGATTGATGCGCAGATACAAGACCAGAAGCATCAGCGCGAACTGTCAGCTAAACAACAAATTCTTGAACTTGAAACGCAAGCGAAGATTGAGCAGTCGCATGTGGACGCTAAACTTGCACTTGATAAGATTCATTTTGAGTCTGAAGCACGGAATAGGCAGATACTTGCAGAAATGCAGTTTTCGCACGAACAATCAAAAGAATCAGAAGAGAAGAAGCAAGCAATCGAACTGGCTAAGCTGAAGATGGAAATTGACAGTAAGGAAGAGATTGCAGAACTCAATGCTTACGTTGCTTTACAGAAGGTAGGGATTGATAATCCTGCATTGACTGATGATGTAAATGAAGACTTTTCTGATGATAAAGCTGATGTATCCGTTATCGCAATCGGCAATCCTAAAGAAGAAGTTGACAATTCAGAAATAATGTAGTATTTATTGCACTATAGCTAATGGCGGCTTTCCACCATGTTCCAAACGCATTAATGCGCCGGAGTTACAAATGACCGAAGAAGCACAAGTAACAGAACTTGAACCTGCTCAAGACAATGCAGATACTCTGGAAGTCGGCACTGAGGCCACAACAGAAGATGAAGTATCTCAGGAGGAAGAAAAGCATTTCACGCAAGATGAGGTGAATGCAATTGTCCAAAAAGAAAAAGCGAAGGCCGAAGCAAAAGCAGAACGAAGGGCATTGAAAGTTTACGCTGAGAAATTGGAGTCTATGACCCCAAGACAACAGCAAATTGAGCAAGCAAAACAGCCAGAAGGCAAGCCTAAACTAGATCAGTTCCAGAATGTGGAAGATTACGTTGAAGCGGTAGCTGACTGGAAGCTTGAACAACGTGAACAAGTTGGCAAGAATGCGCAAGCAGTGAACCAAGCAACTGAGATGGCAAAGAAGGTTAACGGTTTTCTATCTGAAGCTGAAAAGACAGCCGGATTTAACCGTGAAGACTTCGATGACATCAAAGTAACTGATTCAATGGCTGATGCGATTCTGGACAGCGAATTGCCTGCGAAGATTATTGTTCACTTGACCGCTAATCCGGAAGAGGCGACACGAATCTCGAAACTGAGTCCTGCACGACAAGCGGCTGAAATCGGTAAGTTGGAAGTAAGGCTTTCTGCTACCAAAACAGTTTCAACATCGAAAGCACCCGCTCCGATTAAACCTATCGGAAGTCGTCAGGCATCTATTGCTGGCGATGTTAATAAGATGAGCATGGATGAATATGCTGCGTATCGAGTTAAACAAGGTGCAAGATGGGCAAGATAACGAGTCCTAACGTATCGAATATGCTGGACTAAACTTTAACCTAATGCCGTGAGGCACTGGAGATTCAAATGTCGAATACACTTGTAACTTGCGGGATCGTAGCAAAAGAGGGATTGGCAATTCTGGAGAATATGTTGGGCTTCTCCGCAAACGTCAATCGTGATTGGGAAGAAGAGTTCACCGGCAATATGGGCCGTGGATACGCTCCTGGTAATACCATAAACATCAAGAAACCGCCTCGCTATACCTATCGTGCTGGTCGTGTTGCTGTTCCTCAATCCACTGTTGAAACTACCATTCCATTGGTGCTGTCTCAAGGTGGTACTGATCTGAACTTCACGTCAAATGAGCGCACTCTGTCGTTGACCAAGCTGGAAAACAAAATTCAGGCTGCTATGGCAACCGTAGCCAACGAAGTGGATCGTCAAGGTCTGCAACTGGCTCACGATACCGTGTTCAATGCGCTGAATCCTACCTACGCGCTGCCGAATACTCAGGCTCTGGCAGTCGGTGCGGTTACTGCGATGAATCAGCGTATGGATGAAATGGCAGCTCCGCGTGATAAGCAGCGCGCACTGTCTCTGTCCCCTGCTCTGAATAGCAACTTCATCACCGGTCTGGCTGGTCTGTTCAACTCTGCTCCGGCAATCAGCAAACAGTATGCGTCCGGTACGATGGTTGATTCGCTCGGTCTGACTTACCACATGGATCAGAACATTGCCACTCATACGAATGGCGCTGGTACTGCATCAAACGTCGCAGGAGCAAACCAAGTTGGTTCAAACATCACAGTCGCGGCTACGGGCGCAGGTACAATCACTAAAGGTACGATCATTACTTTTGTTGGTTGCAACGCAGTCAATCCTCAATCGCGTCAATCCACTGGTCAACTGGCTCAATTCATCATCACTGCTGACGTTCCAGTCGGTTCTACCACTCTGCCTATCAGCCCTGCCATTGTAACTACCGGCGCATTCCAGAACGTAACTGCATCGCCTACCAACACTCAGGCCTTCGTTATCTTTGGTGCTGCATCGACTAGTTACACTTGCTCGGTCGGTTATCACAAGGATGCGTTCACGCTGGCTTCTGTTCCGATGTGGATGCCACCAAGCGGCAAGGGCGTTATTGATGTGGCTCAGGAAACCTACAAAGGCATCACGATGAAAGTGACCGAGTTTTATGATGGTATTAACGATAACTCGATCATGCGCCTGGATGTTTTATTTGGATTCGCAAGTTGCTACCCGGAACTAGCCGTCAAATATGCAATCTAGTTAATAATCAATGAGTTAGCGAGTATATCGCTCGCTTTCTCATCGCTTACATACTTTCTAATTTAAGGAGATTCACATGTCCGTTATCCTCTCGCGCGCTTATGGTGGTTTTGCTGCTGGCGCAACTGTAACATTCCCAGATAGCACTGAGTCCGCATTGATTACTCAGGGTATCGCTGTTGCTGGCCCTGTATCGTCTGTTCCCGGCACTTATGGCGCACCTTTCCAACTGGATACAGTCGGCGGTAATGCTTGGCCTGTCACTCAGGCTGGTGTCGGCGCTCCCGTTCTAAATCAAGGCCCACTCAATTGGCCTTGTATTAACTTGGGCAGCGCAGCGCTTACCAGTTATGAGACGAACGGTGTCGCAGTTGTTGCCGGTGATATTTCATTGACTGAAATCTATGTGCCGTATACCCAGACATGGACAGGCGTTGGCGTGTTGAATGGTACGACTGTTGGAACGCACAATGTGCTTGTGGCTCTGTATGGCACTAACGGTGCATTGCTGGCCAACTCTGCTGTGGCTGGTGTTGTATCTGCCGGCGCTTCGGTATTCCAGAACGTAGCCTTTACCGCTCCGATTACTTTGCCTCCTGGTCGTTACTTCACCGCCATTCAGTTCAGCGGCGTTACTCCAACACCTAGACACTTGCTTGCTGCAAATGGTTCTAATGTTTGCTGCTCCACTACTGCTGGTGTGTTTGGTACTTTGCCTGCAACGATGACAGTACCTAGCACATTCACTACTGCGGTAGGTATCATCAGCCAGATATACAAATAAGCAGATAATCGCTTACTACCCATTAGCGATAGTGGGTAGTTGAAGATAACCTGTATAATCTACGCATCACCTCTTTCTAACGCTGTGAAGCGCCGAAAGAGCCTCATTAGGAGTTCACCTTGGCGACAGCTCTCACGATAATCACCGATAGCTTGATGGAACTGGGAGTTCTAGCTGAAGGCGACACTCCAACTGGCAGCATGGCGGATAGTGCGTTACGCGCATTGAAT